GCATGGCAGACCATCTTGGCAATGAAGTAGTAGCGTTTCTCTGCGCTCCAGTTGTCGCTTGACTTTATTAACTTGTCGAGTTCGCCCCAACCTCGCAGCGAAGCAACCTCGGCAATAGGCGCAGTACAAAACTCATCGACTGAACGATCCAGTTCTGTAGCCCACACCTCGGCAAACAAACGAAGGGCAACGTACACGTGACTTTTAATCCCATGTAGAAAGAGGCTGCGAAAGTTACCTTCAGTACAGAGGTAAGAAACGACAAGGGCTTCTGCCCCTGACTGATCGACCTGTACGAAGACTTTGTTTTCATCGGGTAGGAATAACTTTCGCAGACCTTTGGGGAAGTTTTGCACGTTCGTACCCCAGCGTCCGAGTAATCTTTTGGACGCCAAACGAAACGTGGTGGTTCCGGCTAGGTTATAGGCTGTGGTAATCCTCTCCTTGGTTGTTCCACGTGGAACATACGGAGGGAACTTCAACTGACCAGACTGCTTTGCTATCTCTCGGTACTTTAGGATGATCGTGAGTACAGGATTCGGGTGCTTTAGTCGCAACTGCAGCAGGGTCTTCTCGTTCGTCAGGTCTTTGGCCGGTTTTCTATACCCCATACCATCATACAAATAGGCAGAGACCTGCTTGGGGCTGTTGGGATTCAACTCGTAGCCTACGAGCAGTCTCAGCATACGGGATATCTGGGCGCAGTAGCGATTGTTATACGCCACGCGGTCGTCTAGGTCTTGTTTGTTATAGTTGATACCCTGCAGCATGGCAGTCAGGTACGGTGTGACGCTGTCGTTTACCTGCTGGATGCTGTCCTCGGCGTAGAGTTGTTTCGCGTGGATGGTTAGCTTTGGCTTTAGTAGGGCTAGGCTGACGACATCCTTGGCGTTGTAGTGGTAGAGGGAGAGGATTTGCTGTTGGTTGCGGGGTTCAAAGACGCCCTCGTTTTTGTGGTACTCGCGGTCTATGTAGAGGGAGATGCAGTGGCCTAGGGATTTCTCGACTTCAGGGTATAGGCGGTGGTGTGCGAGCATGGTATCGTAGACTTTATGGGGTGCTGGGATACCATATTTATGGGCCATGACGAAGAGGTCGAACAAGGCGTTGTGGATTACCACCGTATTGTCGCGGAATGCCACCGCCAAGGCTCTTAAAATTCTTGCCGTACCCAGACTACCATAGTAGTACGCACGGCGCGGGATTTCGTACATCGGGACACAGGTAGCCTTGGCCTCTGACCATCCATAACCAAAGCATGTAAGCGTCAGGTCGCTGGCGGTTTCAACGTCGAAGAACAGGTCTTTACCCTTGGTCTCCGTAAGCTCCTGCACCACCGACTCATAGGGTGGATAGATTACCTCATCGAAATCCTGCAGCTTTGGCTTTATCAACAGATACCGACACGCCTTGCGGATATCCTTACGTAACCAAAACCTCCAGTTCTGTCGCTTGGTCTTCCCATGTGTGACCTTATCATCATCGCTGCCTCCGTACTCTACGTTTGGGTTGAAGTAATTCTTACGGTCAAAGGCATCCTGTGGCATATACGACGCCATGTGTATAACGTCACCCTCCATCCAAGGGTTGCCTCTCTGTTCATCAAGGCCCACACCGGGTTTGTACTGATGCAAACTCTTTCGACCAAGCAACAACACAACACGGGTGTTCGGCAGGAAGCCTGCGTTCAACGTAGACAACGTACGCAGGTCACAAGCGTCACGACTAACTGCAAGTGTAGAGTCAAAAAACGCCCCCGCGTAACCGCTCAAAAGAACGTGACGGTCAAACCGCGAGGGCGTGTCGATTACAACAGTTAAGCCTGAGTATGTCTCAGTGGGCTTATGACGCATCTTCGGGAAACTCCAGTTCCATGAGCTTCTCTATAGCGATCTCTTCGGACTCCTTGTTGAAGTCCTTGTTAGCCTTGAAGTGATCGTCTGCGTAGGACAGGATCAAGGATGCGGCATCTTGGAAGCCGGACTTGTATCCAACAACCAGAACCTTGGCCATGAGTTCCTTTAACCTGTGCGCCAAGGCTTCACAGTCCTGTACTTTTTCGGGAGCCAAACTTGTCAACTCTTGCTTTACTTGTTCAATTACTGTCATCTTTGTTTCGTAGTATTCTGGACAGGAGACGGGGTATGTACTGGTTTAAGCGTAGCTTGTTGTCTCTGGCCCGTTCCTTTAGTTTATAGTGTAGGCTTTCGGGTATTAACACCGAACGATACCTCTTTACCCTGCTGTCTGATTTGGATTTCATTTCATTTTCTTTAAGTGAGACTTGCGTTTGTTTCAGAGGGGAATGAGAGAACTCATTTACCTGTCGTAGAATCTCTCTACGCACCATACCGCAAGCCTCGTTAGAGACTAGAACCCTGACAGATCGTGGCTTTCGGCAGCTTCTAACCTGCGCTCCACGTTGTAGCGATAGTTCGCCAACGGCTGCCCAGTTATGGGGTCGATCATAGGGTCGCCTGTGATCTCATCCATTCTAGACTCAGTCTTCGTGTAGAGTACAGCTTTAAAAGCCTTACCCTTGAGACCCTCAGCGATCTCATCGTAATCTTCCAACTCGAACTCATCGGGCAGGTCGAAGATTTTGTGGTACTCCTTCAGACTCCGAGATGGAATCAGTGGGTAGTCCCTAACCTGAACGCCACCGACTTCAACGAAACCTCTAGGCCCGTTAACTTCTGTGGGTTCTACAACTTCAGCGACAATAGCAACCATGTCGTTGCCCTTGCTGCTAACCTTGCGCTCTGCCTCGACGATGCGAAGCGTGTATGTACCGTTCGGGAGGTAAGGCCTACCCGAACTTTCCGTAATGTCCTTTAGACTTATCTTAGCCATTAGTTATTATGTATGTAGTTTATGTTTATTATGGTGTATCGTACACGTATCCCCTACACTCATAGGGAAAGTAATCTCTAGAACCTCCACCATCTAGACAATGGTAGACAGTCCTCTTTGTTTATAATCGCCCTGTCCCTAGCTTCTTTTAGCTGGCTGTCCGTGAACATATACGGAACAGGCTTATTCTTGCTGTCAAGATACGTAAAGATATACGACTTGTTAGCTGCCTTGCGCTTGCGGTTGTTGAATACAACGAACAACCGCCCTAGTTTTACCCTTGGTTTCTTTTTCATAGTAAAAGTTATCTTGAGGTGTCTGCCGCGCCACACAGATATACGCTAAGTTGTCTTACCAACCCTGTCCCCTCTATCAGCAGGGCTAAGGAGGCCCAAGTCAACGGTAACATGCTACCGCAATTACGCACCTCAAGATTTAAATTCATCTTACCATCTCTAGGCATTCATCAATGTCTAGTGCATCAAGCTCATCATCAGTCAAAGCTTTTCCTGTCTCGATCCACGTTGCGTACAAAACGTATGCATCGTCCTTGTAGCGACTACCGTTGTAGTCTATCTCCACGTTTTCGACTAGGTCTTTTGCGGCACTCATTCGTAACGGTTCTCCGCTTTCTTTATGCCCATCTCCTTGACCTTTAGCCTTATGGTTTTCATCTGCGCCAAGCGCAAGCGGTGCATCTCTTCGCGTACCACCGGATGCCACATGGCTTTAATTGCACCAGAGATTCCAACCTTGGTGTGGTAGTTGTCCCTAGCCCACTGTATATACTCTGTGTTTTCCTTGGGTGTTAGTTTCATGTTAATATGTATTTACTGTTAGCTGATTCCAAAGCTTCCCCATTTGTTTTAAGCCAGCTTTTGAGCGGTTGTGTATAAGAAGGTTACAGCTTGGACATTCTACAGAACAATCTCGACCGTTGTTTTCCACAAGTAGAACAGGGTCTTTTTTACAGAGTGGACACTCCAACAGCCAAAGCTTTCCTGTATACACACCATCAAAAATTTCGTCTACTGTAATAGTTGGGTTTATTCCCCAAGGTGCATCTATGTCTGCTATCATTTGTAGTATTCCTCCGCTTTCTTTAGTACCGTAACGATATCGTTCGGGATGAGTTGCTCGTCAAACATACCCATTGGAGTCTTGGCTGACGTAACCCCGTCCGTGTTAGTCTGAAAGAAGTATTCCATCTCTTCAGTCTTCTCGTTCTTGCGTACCTCGGTGAACAGTACCATAAGGAACTCCTTCTCTATCGCGCCCTCGTGAACTTTACCCTGCACCTTGACTCTACGGTGCGAGGACTCGCCACCTGTAATCTGCGGTATCTTCACGATGTCGTCTACGGCAGTGAAGATCACGGTAGCCTTGTCGTTCTTGATGGAGTCCAGCATGTTGCGGATAGTCCTGTTGTAGAACGACCATATATCGTAGCCCTTGAACGAGTTCACAGCCAGTGTGTTCACCTGCTCCACGTACTTGG